ACAAAAAAGTTTTCTTCTTTCTCCGTCCTAGAAATTAAGTTAGTATTTGTTGTAATCTCTTTCTCAAGTTTTTTAATTTGTTTATCAATACCATCAAACTTGGTTACTTCTTCCAACAGTTGAGTTGCATGGGTATTGGCTTGTTCAATATCTTCATTCAATAATTCGATACCACTATCCAGTTCTACAATTTTATCTTCCTTTTGAGTTATGGTTTTCTTTGCGGTTTTTTCTAATGACTTAATATGATTACTTTGCATATCAGCTTTCTCTTTTAGGAAAGAAACATCAGTCTCATAACTCCTAAGTTCTTCAGACGAAGATTTTACTTTGTCTTTCAGAATAACATTCATCGTAGAGAAGATACGAATGTCTAAAAGATCTTCAATGATCTCTCTACGCGATGCAGCTGGTAACTGCATGAAGGGAACAAATGTAGAAGACCCTAGTACAACAATCTGAGTAAATGATTTGTAGTTTAGTTTTAATACATATTGTTCAAACCATTTTTGTTGATCTACGGCAGAAGATTGTTGATCTAGTAAAACTCCGTTCTTATGAATTTCAAAGATACCAGGTTTCATTCCACGGCGAACCAACCATTCTGTAGTACCAATAGAAAATATAACTTCTACTACACAATCCTTTTCATTAATACTGTTAATAAGTTGACTCTTATTAACCTTACGAAAAGATTTATTAAACAACGCAAATACAATTGCTTCAATTATGGTACTCTTACCAGCACCATTTTGTCCTACAATCAACGTGGTGTTTGTAGAATTTAAACAAATTGTTATAGGATTGTTTCCAGTGGCAAGGAAGTTTTTATAAGTTACACTCTTAAATAAAATCATGCGAATCAGTTTTTGGTGGGATTACAAAGTCGTCTGGTGTTATTATAACGTAATTATACCCGAATCTCTCACATGCCGCAACTACCTGTTCACCTTCGATTTCAGTTGCTTCCACAGAAGGAAAACCATCTGCTTCCAGGAGTCCAATATATCTTTGTGCATCATCAGATTGCTCAAACAATTGAAGAACTTTATCGCCTTCTTTTGTGATCACTGCATACGCACCTTCAGAATCCGCATCTGTCACCGTTAGAATGAACATTTATTGTACCTCGCAGGCTTCAACGTAAATTGATTTAATAATATTTTTAATACTATTTCTATCTAAATTTATATTTTCACTTTCATCTATGTATCTGTTAAGTGTGGTGAGGGTATCTTCACCTTCAAAAGTTTCTTCACTGTCACCTAGGTCTAGATTATCAGTTTCAATAACTTTGATATCATGAACTCCAATATCATAAAGCTTCTCTAGAATTTTTTCAAACATAACATTATCTGTTCTCTCCTCTACAAATATTTTAATATACGTATCAGTATATTCCGATGGATCAAATTTATTGTAGTCATTAGTTTTATCATTATAGTAAATTTTTTTAAAGATACTATAAGGATTTTTAATGAATCCCAATTTTTTAGTTTTAGGATCTAGTAGATGAAATCCTCTTTCTGCCTTATAATCGTTCCAGAACATTTCGTATGGATTTCCAAGATACTTAATGTTTCCACGTTCCGATTTATGATGAAAGTGTCCCGATAATACTTTATCAAATTTACTAAAAGCATTTGCTTGAATACCACCTTCAAATACATGACCAGGAATTGCCTGAAATCCAGAGATTTCAAGGTGACCCATAACTATAGTTGAGTCAGTATTTTTTAGATGTTCAAAAGATGATTCTTGATTCTCAGAATTAATCCAAGGAAGCATTGTAATCTTCAAACCATCCACTACAATATCTTCTACTTCACTATAGATATGAATATTGTCATACTGTTCTAGAAGTAAATCAGGAGTATTGATTGTATTAGTATTCTTATAATATGCAGTGTGATTGCCCACGATCATGTGAACAGTGATACCCATACTAGCAAGTTTATCGTAATAATTTTTCTTAATACGATACCATGCACCAAGATCAATACCTTTACGATTATCGAATGTATCTCCCAGATCAATAATAGTTTTTACTTTATATTTTTCTAGTGATGGAAAGAATACGTTTTCATAAAATTTAATAAAATAATCCCAGAAAATCTGGGAACTTTTACGACCATCTAAATGTTGATCGGTAATCAGAGCAATTGTCATCGATTAACTTTAATTTCAAGGGACTCTTTAATACTATTCATAGTAGATGAATCATATCCCATCACTGAACTATCAGCAGAAAATACTTCATCAAACCCAGACTTTTCTAAAATTCTAGTTTTAATATCTAATTGTTTTTTCTCTCTCTGAATCCTGCGTAGAAAAGCAAAGTAAATTATTTGAGTAAAATATGCAAAGGGATTAGAAGATTTTTGTGGATCAAAGTTATCAATATACTGAAGACAATTTTCTATGCCATCGCAAATCATATCGTCTTTAAACATATAGTTTACAAAGTTAGGACGATATGATAAGTGGGTTGCAATCTTTAGGAAACACTCACCAATATATTCTGGGACTCTTGGTCTAGGTTCACCAAGTTCTTTTGATTTTAGAACCTTATTTCTATAGACAGTAATTGCCTCTAAAAATTCTTTGTTATTTACATAGTGTTCTTTTTTCTTCATGGTACATATTTAAGCTATTAGCTTTTGTAATTGTTTGTACTATACCACATTATCAAAGACTTGACAAGTGGCTAAAATCTCTGTATAATAACTCTGCTAGGGTTCAGAGAACAACTTAGCTATCTTTAAAGATCTTCTCTAAGCTACTTCTTGCATCATCTACTTTTGTTTTAAATCCCATCTCTTCATCTAAAGGTAATTGACTTGTATTATCTTCTTGATGTAGATATTTACGAAGTGTTCGATTATATATTTTAGTTATTCTTTCATCAGCCTCATACACAGTAATAGTCTTTTCTTTCTCAATAAAGATAATCTCTTCACTAGAGAATTTAATCCATGGTCGTAAATCAACTTTAACCATTTCTCCTGCAGGTGTTTCTATAATAGTTTCTTCAATATTAAAAGGAGTTTCTACAATAAAACCATTCTCTTCATCACACACCAATACACTACCAATTATTTCTTCTCCGCTAACTAATTTTAACATCCCGATAAACTCTGAATACATCATTCTTCCTTTCTCCTAAAATTGATTGGAATAATTTCATAACTAAAACTTTCTTGAGAATAAGTTTTTACTCTTTCTACCATATGATTTAGAGTGTAATTTCTTCTTTCTCCTTTTGTAAAATCATCTGCAATATCATATAGAGTTGCTATTTCTTTTTGGTTACCTTTACGTAGAGCTCTACCAATTGACTGCAAATTTCTAATCCTAGATTTACTCGGACTAGCAAATATAATATTGTGTAATCTTTTAATGTTAATACCTGTGGAAAATGTTCCGTAAGAAGCAATGATTATGGCATCATTCTGAAGTTCAGTAATCTGTCTTACTTTTTCTCGGTCTTCGGTATCAACTCCCCCGTGAACAAAGAAGACTTTTCTATGCTCAGCTACACTGCTATTTATCATATCGTAAAGTACTTGACCATGTTTCTCTACGTATGCAAATAAGATAAGAGTATTGCCTGACTGGTTTAATGCTAATTTTTCTATGAATTTATTTCTTTTATCCATAGTACAGATATGATCCATCTCATCTTGATAAGAGTCAAATAATAATTCTTGATGCTGTAATAAAAGAATATTAATTTTTAATGGTGATAAGTGTCCTTTATCAATTAACTGTTTAGTTTTTACAACCTTATTAACTGGACCAAACAATCCTTCTAATACCAACTGGTTTGTACTAGACCCATCAAGTGTTCCAGTAAATCCAATCCTATGTTTGCAATTATGCAATTTGGTCATGATATTGATAAGAGATTTTGCTTTAAATAAATGTGCTTCGTCTCCAATCACACAATCAAAATTTTCAAAGTAATTTTTTGGCATCTTGTAGATAGATTGCCATGTGGTTACAGTTACTTGTTTAGATGTGTTCTTATCTTTACCAGCATATATCTTGTGACAGTTATCTGCAGATGACCAACCATAGGTATCAAAGTCACCACACATCTGTTCCACTAGAGATGTAGTTGGTACAACAATTAATACATTGTCTCCTCTATTAGTAAAAAATCTGGTAATAGAATAAATCATCAACGACTTACCAGATGCAGTCGGAGATAATAATAATCTTCTGTTATATTTTAATGCTTGATAGATTGCATAATATTGATAGTCTCTTACTTTAAATGGAATGTGTAAACTCTTTACAAAATCTACAACACCACTTTCAGAAACTAAATCATTTGTTTCTTCCGGTAATCCATAATATTCATTATCTTTATCTTCATAACTATATCCCCTTAAGTCTAACCATTCAGTCAAATAACTATACAGACCACAATATATTTTACCGTCTCCAGGACTAAAAAGTTTTATGGTTCCATCCCATAACCTTTTTTTATATTGGGGCATAAACTTTGCGTTTGGAACCTCAAATGTAAAATACTCTGAAAGTTCATACTTAATATGAGGTTCACACTCAACCGTTAAATATACTTCATTTTTCTTCTGAATAGTAACATCAGTCATTAAATACTACCTTGCATAAATTTTTGCCAGTCAATACTATTCTTAATTTGAAATCCTCTATTGTTTAAACATTGGAGAACTTTTTCAAGAAAAAACATAATCTCTTCATAATAATTTATACGAGTTTGTAGGAGCTGTAATTCAGGATCGGAATCCATGTACAGTCCTAGGTCTGACTTTAGTATTTTTAGATCAAAAGGTTTTTCTTGATATACACTTGGTTCTGCTTTACCGGTGTAATACTCAAACTTATCTCTGAG